GTTTATTCATTGCCTGTACACCCCTAGAATCAACGATAACCAAAAAGTGGTACCCCAGTAGCGGGTACCCCCAAACGCCCCTACGGGCTGTCCCCCTCTGCCTCCCGGTGATCCTCCCACCCGGGCCCATGCTCTGGCCGATCTGGGATAGTCCACCGGATTTCCCCCGGCACGATGGTTTCGCCTGCCTGTCCTGTTGCCTGCAGGGGCACGGCATAGCCTTGGATGAGCCGTTTGGCCTCTCCGAGGGCTCTGGCGAGCTTTAGCCCCTGCATGGCATCCTCTGTGGTCTTTTTCCTGACATCCCTCTCCAGACCCTCCAGAATCGCGCAGGAGCTCGAAACGTCCTTAGGGGTACGTACGGTAGCCTCTGGAGCATAAAACCTCACCAGCGCCCGCACCTGAGGCTCGTTGAGCGTGGACCAGTGTTGGTACCCCCCGTTTGCAAAGCCGACCATGAAAACCATCCGCAGCGTTTTCTTGGGCACCTTGGCACAGGTAGCGCCGACTTCGTCGTCCAGATACAGGCCCTTGAACCATGATTCGAACGCCCTGTCTGCCGCCTCGCACACCTCTGGGGGTGGCGGGGGCGCGTGGTCCGTGCCTAGTTTTTCCTGTCTCGTTCTCTTCATAGCCCTGCCCCCCCGTCTGTATTGTCCAACGCATCTTCGTCGATTGTGGTGCCATCTCCTGCGACAGCCGTGGTGACCTCGTCGATCTTGCGCTTTCTTGCCTTCCGTTTCGTGCCGTCGGCAAAGAGCTGGTTATTGGTCCGTGGCTGTTGGTTCTCCACATTGTTTATCCTGAACGCCAGCAGTCCATTTCCAACAATGCCGGTAAGCCCGGGGTGGACTTCGATAACCTTGCCGCCCTTGCGCAGGAATTCTGTCGTAGCGCGTCGCGCTCTTCCTCGTTCATGAAGCCCATCAGTGAACAGCCTCCAGCCCGGTCAGGGGAGACGACGCTTCTCGGACCTTTGTCCAGAGGGCGCGGATTTCCGTGAGCCCTGTGTCGTGGTCAATGCCCCGTGCGGCGGCGAGCTCGAGCAGCATGATGGCCATGGCGCCGGTGATGGAGGTGGGTCGGAACTGCATCTCACAGCAGAACTCACAGAGCAGTAGATAGGTGGCTTCGAGGTCAGCTGCCTTTTCGGCGATGTCGTCAATGCCTGCCTGCGTGTCGTTGGTGCTCGTCATGGTAATTTACCTTTTGTCGTGTTCCGCTTGTGGGGCGGGATGGAGGATTCGGGTTCGTGGCAATCCTTGTCGTGGGCGCAGTTAAGACAGAGAACCGTCTCTGTGTAGACGGGGTGTCTGCAGATGGGGTTCTTGTTCTCGGTACCCCACGTACCTTCTTCGCACTTGCAGATCATTTTCCTCCCCCCACAACCGGATCGCCGTTGTCATCTATCTGCACTATCGGACGCCCGCGAAACTTGTGCAGGTGCATACCATCCTCACGCTGCAACTTCCAGTCCGGGGCAATGTGCCAACCTAGCACCACGTAGCGCTTCAGGTCCGCCTCGAAGTATGTCTCGCAAGCTATCTTGAACTTCACCACCTCGTCATGCGGCGTATCGGGGGGCAGCTTGAACGAACGCACTATAGACATTGTTGAGACTTTCATTTGTCCCCCTTCTTGAACTTGCCGTCTTTGCCACGGCTGTCGTTCTTCTGTGCTTTGCGCAGCTCCTCAAGCAATAGGGTCTGCTCCCGGCGTAGTGTGTCGATTTCGAGCTTTGCCCGGCGCAGCTCGGCCCACGGGTTCAGCAGTTCGGTCAGGTTCATGCTTGTCTCCTCTGTGTTTAACTCGGTTCCAACCAATAATGTAGCTACGGCTCTTGCCTGCGAGTAGCGCCTTGTCTTCCCGGTCTGGGGTGTCGCTAGGACGTTTCACTCATCGCCCCCATGACCTTGAGCTTCCAGTCAATCCACTCATCAAGCAGGCTATGCAATTCTTCGCGCCTTGCTTGAGCAATTGTACGTCCCCCCTGCAGTTTCATCGGATTAGTCAGGGAGTCCGCAAAACGCTCTTTTGCTTCTATCCGAAATTCGTCTCCAACCCGCGTCAGCTGCCAAGCTACGCCTTTTAAATCGATTCCGGATACGTAATTATCTATCAGGTTTTTGCTCATTTAGTTTTCCTCCGCTTGTTGTTTAATCCAACTTGTCTGCCACACCACTGTGTCAGCCCGTTCAGAGTCAGTCATTGTTCATATTGTTTAAGTCCATCCCGCAGCATTTTTGCGTAGCCCGACTCTCTCAATAAACGAAGAGCCTTACCCTCTACTTGCCGGGCGCGTTCTACGCTGACGCCGTATTTTTCAGCGACCTCGTCCAAGGTATACCTTTCCCCCTCCAGTCCAAACCGCATCCGCAAAATGTCTTTTTGTTTTGCATTGAGATTGTTTAACGCTGCATATAAAGCATCGTCAACCTCCGCGCGTATAAGTGCAACGTCGGGACTGGGACTTGAAATCCCGGGTATGCTTTTCAACTCTTCCATGCTGATCTCAACACTGCTTGAGTTGGTCGTCAGCGGGGTGTGTAAGTGTTCCTCGGGGAATATGTGGTCGGGCAGACAGTTGAAGAACTCACAGAGCCGTTTAACATTAAAGCGAAAGTCCCCAAGGCGCTCACTGTAGGCGGATTTCAGTAGTCGCAGATAATCACCTAGTTCGTTTTGCGAAACTCCAGTCTGCCTTGACAGTTCTGCAACCGTCTCTATGCCACGCGATTTCATCATGGAGAGCAGTAGGTTATTTTTCACAGTGATAGTTAGGTGGTAGTCTTTCCTCTCATCATCCCCGCTATACTCTGCATGTATGTCACTCATCACTCCTCTCCCTCCACAGCCTGTTAACAAAGCTGTATAGGTCAAGCGGGGTTATCACCAGAATCATCCGGCCCTCCGAGTCCTCATACAGCGTTTCGTACATCGCGTTCTTCTCCAGTGCGTCCAGAAAGTTGGCGCAGTCCATAAGTGCATCGTGCTCACTCATCACTCATCGCCCCCATCACCGCCTCAAGTATCGCGCTGTCGCTGTTCGTCCACTCGTACTTCTCTTCGATCAACAGCAGCACAGTGTGCATCGACTTGTACAAGTCCTTCTTGCCTGCCTTGTCCTCGTGCCGCGTTATGTACTTGATCGCCGTGTGTTGGCACGCGTCCAGCTCGTTCGCCATGCTGTACTGCATGGGCTGAATCTTCATCTTCTTGTAGTGCGATCCACCTACTTGCTTGTCGTATGCTTTGGTAGGCTTATGTATTTCCACGGTGTGGCTTATTGGTCGCCAATTAAAATAGTCTTCGTGGTACACGCTGGTGTCTTCAAACTGCACCCCAAAGGCGTCTCCGAAATGCCCGTCCAGCCACGTTGCCATCTCCATCCTGCCGGTTTCCGGGTGCCTCGTCATTTGACTGAAGTTACTCATCATCTTGCTCCTTGCCAAACTTATCCCGCAGCTCGTTAGCTAGCACCGTGTTACCCTGCCTAGCGTATTCTTCTGCCGCTCCCTGTATGGCAACTATGCGCATCGTGCCAATGTCGGCAGGGGCGTAGAGGGGCGTCCAGTTCGTGCCGAAATATGCAGCGTCCAGAGTTGCAACGACTTCTCCAGAACTGGTGTTGATTGCAGCAATACTTTGCTGGGCGCACAGCACCTTGCCAGCGAGCAGTGCGCGGAGGTCGGCAACTTCGACAACGTGCCCAACCCCAAAATCATGGTATTGGTGTTTTTCAATCCACTTCTCAAGTTCAGTCTGCATTGTTATTGCCCTCCATCGCGTAGAAATTGATCGGTATCCAATCGCTTGTCCCTGCCTTTTCTTTTCTAGCCATATCACCTTCTCCTCACGCTGCTCTGTGGATGATGCCAAGTTTGCCTGCACTGTATTCTGTAGCTACAGGCAAACCTTCGAGGGTACGCCATGCGGTATACAGGTCGGCCAAGAATCGCTTCACTGCGTAGCGCACGGCCATATTATGCCGGTGTCCTTTGCTCTTGCCCGCATGTGCGGGCATGTGCTCCAACCGATGCTTGTAGTCATCGTATATCTTGCGGTACGGGCACTTGGTTGCGCTCTGCTTGATGAACGAAGAACCCAGTACACCAACCAGTTTGGTTTTCAGGAAAGGGTTGAACGTGATGCCCCTCTTCGTGGCAGTCTCGCCGTCTTTGTTTGTGTACTCGGATTCTTCAAGATGTTCTTTCTTGCGTGAGCGCCCCTTCCCATCTGCTGCTACTACATCCAGCCCTGCGTACTTCCACAAGCTGGACGGGTACTGTGCTGCGTGGATGTTGATCTCCGACACAATGACCCCTGCCATTGCTGGCCCTACGCCGTACACGTTTACCAGAAACTCGTTATAAACCGGGAAATCTTTGAGCACATTCTTCAGGCGGCTGAACTGCTTGTCCTCTTGTTGCTCAAGGCTCAGGTATTGGTCCACCAGCACAAGCTCGGTATAGCTGCTGATTACTTCATCGCCCTTGAAGCTCGACTGTCGTGGCAATGTGGTGACGCCATCGGTAATCTTTTTGTACGATGCACGCAGTGACGTGAGGATTGTTTTCTCTGCTTCCTCCAGCTCCTCTTCGCTCATGCCGGGCTTTTGACCCAGCTTCGCTTTGAAGTTAGCTACGATCCTGTTACCCATCATGATCCGCAACTTCTGGATGTCGTACGCACCTCGTACCATTATCTTGATATCGCTCATATTACTTTCTCTCTTTATGGTTAGTTGACTCGTTTAATTCCATCGGGTTTCTTCGAAGTCCTGACTCGTTTCTGCT